AGGCAGCCTCCTCGTCAATCCACGCGGCTGTGCCCTTGGACGCGACCACGGGAATCTTTCGTTCGCCGCTGGACGTGCTGATCACGCGGGCGAGAGAACGGAAGATGTTCTGATCCTGCAGCGCCTCGATCAGGGTGTGTTCGTACTCGTCAGGGGCCAAATAGCCGCCCTCGGTCAGCGTACCGACCTGCAGGGCGTTGTACACTTCATGGGGTACGGCCTTTTTGCGCATGATGTTCCAGAAGGCGGACTTGTACTCATCCGTCGCTCTGCCGGTCTTCGTATCGCCCGGAACCATCTGCGGCTTACCCGTCAGGGGCTTGGACGTGGGCGCGCTCATTTCCCGGTCGATAGCGGCTTGGCGCTCCATGCGCTCGATCTCGTGGCCCAGCGCGATCACGTCCGCCTCCATCTTTTCATAGGTCGCGTTGTCCTCGGCGCTGATCAGGCCGTCGCCGTTTCGCTTGGAATCCAGGAACGCTTTCGTCGCGTCCCACAGCTTCGCGCGCTTTTCGCGCATCGCAAGAATCTGATCCATAAGGAATCCCTCCATTTTTCTGTTACTTCAAAAGCGACAGCCTTTTTTCAAGGTCCGCCGCTTTGATGGTGGTTTTGATGTTGGGGTGATTGATCTGCTTGGCTTTCAGCTTATCCAGCAGGCAGTTCGTGACCGCTTTTCGGGAAAAGACGAAAGCGTCCTCAGTTGTTTCCGTGCTTTCCGACTCATACAGGATTTCATCGCAGAAGCCCAGCTCCAGCGCCATTTTCGGGTTCATCCACGTTTCTCCGTCCATGAGCTGGGACAGCTTCGCGCGGGACAGACCCGTTTTGATCTCGTAGGCGTTGATGATGCTCTCCTTGACCTCGCTAAGAAGCTGCATGGCCTTGCGCATTTCCTCGCTGTCGCCCATGGCGAAGGTGGCTGGGTTGTGGATCATCATCAGGCTGGTGGGCGACATACACACCTTGGTACCCGCCATGGCAATGACGCTGGCTGCGGATGCGGCGATACCGTCGATTTTGACCGTGACGTCTGCCGGATAGTCCATGAGCATGGTATAGATTTGACTGGCCGCGATACAGTCGCCGCCCGGCGAATTGACGCGCAGCGTGATGGGGCCGGAACCTGACAGCAGCTCCGCCTTAAAGGCGGCGGGCGTCACGTCGTCGTCGAACCAGCTTTCCTCGGCAATCGCGCCCTCCAGGTACAGTGTGCGCTCGCCGCCCTCGTTGCGCACCCAATTCCAGAAATTTTTATTCATCAGTCTTTCCTCCTCGGATCGTGCTGATCGGCAGCATATTACCGTTGCACAGGTACACATTGCCGCCGTCCTCATCGGATATGGGGTTCATGTTCTCCAATGCACGGATATCATTGGCGCTCATCCAGCCGTTCTGCCGTCCGATGGCGTAGCCTTCCATGCGGCTCTTGTAGTCGCCGCGCATCAGACCGTCGATATTGAACTGGGCATAAAACGTTCCTTTTTCGGCGTCGGAAAAGAGCGCCTTGTTCATGGCCTGCTCGATGCGCACCAGCCAGGGCCGGATGGTATGAACGGCGAAAGAAATGCTTTGATGCTCGATGTTCGCAAAAGTAGCATGCTCCAGATCGCCCACCAGATGGGGCGGCACACGGAAGATTCGACAGATCTCCGACACCTGAAACTTGCGGGTCTCCAGGAATTGCGCCTCGTTATTCGGAAGGGAGATTCGCTCGAACTTCATGTTCTCTTCCAGAATAGCGACCTTGCCCGAATTTCCTGAGCCGCCATACGCCGCGTTCCAGCTTTCCCTCAGCTTCTTGGGGTCTTTGACGGTATTCGGGTGCGTCAGCACGCCGGAGGGCGTCGCGCCGTTTGAGAAAAACTTGCTTCCGTACTCCTCGGCGGCAATCCCTAAGCCGATGGCGTTCCGTTCCAGCGCGACAGGGCTGTAGCCTACAATGCCGTCAAACCCCAGCCCCGGAATGTGCAGCACTTCCTCCGGTCGAAGGTTCACCCGGTTGCCGCCGGTCGTGGTGTAGGTGTAGGTCAGCTTTCCGGCGCTGTCCCTGTCCACCTCCATACGATCGGGCAGCAGCGGGTAAAGCCCTGTAATGTTGTTCCTGCCCGTTCGGACGATCTGGCTGTAGCTGTTTCCCCACAGGAGCAGGTGCGTGAGCGCCGTTTCCCGCCAGATAAAGGACGTCATTTCCGGGTTCGGCTCGTCATGGAGCAGACGGTACAGCGGATGCTCAAGCGCCTTAACGCTGCCGGAGACTGTTTCCTCATAAACGGACAGCGGCAGACTGGCCACGGTTTCAGCGATCACGCGCACGCAGGCGTACACCGCCGACACCTGCACGGCGCTGTAGGCCGTGACGGACTTGCCCGCGCCGCTCTGGCCGAAGTAGAAGGCCGGGGCGGCGGACACCACGTCCCGGACGCTTCCGGGCGACGTTCGCCTGCCGGGCGACGTTCGCCTGCCAGGCTTGTCTCGAGCGTGGAACAATGGAGCTAATGGATTTCTCACTGAATACCTCCTTTACAGCCCTTCACCGGTTTTCTTATCGTGGCAGACCTTGCATAGTGCCTGCCAGTTGCTTTCGTCCCAGAACAGCGCGCCATCCCCGCGATGGGGCGTGATATGATCGACCACGGTCGCGGGGGTGAGCCTGCCTTCCTGATAGCAGAGAATGCACAGCGGATGGCGCTTTAGAAAATCATCCCGCGCGACCTTCCATTTTCGACCATATCCGCGAAAAGCCGCTCCCCCGCGCAATGCGTCGTGTCCCCATTCTTTTCTGTGTTCCTCGCAGTAAACGCCGCTGTCGCAAAGGTTGGGACAGCCGGGATATCGGCAAGGACGTTTCGGTTTCGATGGCATCACATCACCCCAATATCAAAAATCCACGGTCGTCATAGACGGATGCGCCGCCGTTCTGGTTCTTCATGGCCCGATCCAGCGCCATGACCAACGCCACCGCGCCGTCCACCTTTTCGGTGGATTTTTGCTTGTCGATCTTCTGGTTCCCGGCAGGGTCGGTGCGCACAAAAGCGTTGTCCATGTTCCACCGGAGCACCGGGTGCCCGCCATGATTGAGCTTCCGCTCCAGCACAAGGCGCATCAGTTCCTTGGTCGGCGGACTCATGTCACGGAAGCCTTGCCCGAAAGGCACCATGGTGAAGCCGTCATCCTCCAAGGTCTGCACCATCATGGTGGCGTTCCAGCGGTCATAGGCGATCTCGCGGATGTTGTACTTTTCGGCCAGCTGGTTGATGAATTGTTCGATAAAGCCGTAATGAACGACATTGCCCTCGGTGGTCATGATAAAGCCCTGCCGTGCCCACTTGTCATACATCACATGGTCGCGCCGGACGCGCAGCTGCAAAGTATCCTCCGGCAGCCAGAAGAAAGGCAGTACAATATAAGGTTCTTCTGCATCGCTGGGCGGGAACACCAGCACCAGCGCGGTCAGGTCACTCGTGCTGGACAGGTCAAGCCCGCCGTAGCATACGCGCCCTTCCAGTTCGGCAGGATTCACAGTGCCGCCATTCTCGTCCCACTTGTCCATGGGCATCCAGCGAACGGACTGTTTCACCCACTGATTCAGGCGCAACTGACGAAACTGGTTCTCGTCGGCAGGCGTTTCCAGCGCCTTATGATAGGCGTCGCGCACTTTATCGAGGGTAATGGTGTAGTCCAGCGAGGGATTCGCCTTATACCAGCTTTTCTCGCTCTGCCAGTCCGCATCATCGGACAATCCAAAGATCACCGGATAAAAGCGCGGGTCATGCTTTCTCCCTTCCAGACAGTCCAGCGCTTTTTGATGCACTTCCCAGCAGATGCTTTCCCGGTCGGTGCCCGCCGTGGTCAGCAAAAACCACAGCGGCTGCTTCCGCGCATCGCCGGAGCCCTGCGTCATGACGTCGTAAAGGGCGCGGGTGGGCTGAGTGTGCAGCTCATCAAAGATGCAGGCGCTTACGTTCAGACCGTGCTTGGTGGCTACCTCGGAGGACAGCACCTGATAGATACTGCCTGTGGGCTGATACACCATGCGCTTGGTGGATGGGATGATCTTGATTCGCTTCATCAGCGAGGGACTTTGCTTGA